ATAAGGGGGGAAAAACGAAACGTATCAATATGTGGTTAGCCTGAAAATGGCTGATTGCTTTGGTATTCAAAATGTTATGGTTGAATAGAGCAGAACGGGCTGGAAAAACCAAACGTTTACATTGCTTTACATTGGGCTTACATTTGAGCCTTGTTTGAACGCCGTTCAAATGAATTACTTTACATTAAAGGTGAGATAGGAGATATTTCGGAAGTGTTATTACAGATTGTTCCCCATGATTCTTTTCTGACCATAAAGATAGTCAAATAAACTGATTTATGCAAGTAAGCGGGGAGATGCGTAATGCACTTCCTTTTTTATTTTATCTAAATTATTCCATATAAATAATATTTGGTATATTTGTAGTCAAATAAATGCTATATAATTATGACTAAAGTTATCCATGTGCACTTGATTTACGAGAAGAAAAACCTCTATTTCGGCAGTATTTCTGCCATATTTGATACTTTGACTGAGAACCGGGTTGGCATCACCAAAAGCAGTCTGTTGCATGCCGGTTTGACTGATGGAGCCGTAAAATACACGAAACGTGCGATGATTATCCAGTCACACCTGATAAAGACTACCAGAAAGGGCTAAAACCGCCTTAGAACGCCCTATAAAGCCGCTTCTTGCGGCTTTTTTTGTTGTATAGGCATCGGTACATATTCTGATAGTACATTGACAAGAATCTGCTTCTCATTTGAACGGTTTGAACGGTCGGAAAAATGGGAAGGAGTTACAATAGGAGTTACAATAGGAGTTACATTTTCCTTATTGCAAAAACGAAACGTATCGAAAGGAGTTACAATAGGAGTTACATTTTTCGTGTTATTTCTATTGATTTGCTTGCATGTGTTGTATAAATATAGCGTCGTTTTGTTTGTTTTTAGACTATTGTAGGGGGTAAACGATATATTAATAATATTTATTTACTACCATGTATTTTTATATTACTTACTTAAAATCAGCGCTTTATCGTTTATTATCCCCTTCACCCCACAAAATACATTTTAGATGGCATTGGCAATCATAGAATCGTTTGCATCTGAAGCATGCCCCGACTTGTCCTGTTTGAGCTGTGCAATCACTTGTTTAAGTGTTCCTATTTCTTCTGCTTGTTCTTTTATTGTTATCTGCTGTTCTTTTATAGTAGATAGAAGTTTATCAAATATTTCAGGAGAAAGACCTTGGTTATTACCGAATCTTTCATCGTCTTTATTTTTAGAAGCATAGTTCGTGTGCATGTGCTCTACTGATGTTGACAGGTTCGTTTTTCTCATTTCTCCCTTACCTGTTAAAAGCCATTCGCAATTTATTGCGAATTTATTAGCGATAGCAGCTAACACATCAAACCTTGGTTGTGTACCAGCTATATAACTTCTAATATTGGATTCATTGATCCCAATAGCCTTAGCAAAAGGCAGGTTCTTTCCATCACAAAATTCTGTGATCAACATCTGTATTCTTTCTGAAATAGCTGATTTTTTCTCCATAATCGCATTATATTGCTAATTTAATCGCATTTTATTGCTCAAAATCTTGCGAGTGTCGCAATAATATACTATGTTTGCAGCGTATTCAAAATGTGAACGCCGCCTCAAAGCTACAAAAAAGGCTTGATGTGACAATGAGAAATATAATAAAGAAGAAAATGAAAGCATTAAAAGTTACCGTCGATTGGGCAGAAGCAGATCTGTTTGCTGCCACTCTTAAAGAGTTGAATGATGACGAAAGCATTTTCGCTTATCAGGTTGATGCGCTGACCGGCATCGTGGTCTGCGAGAACGAGTGCGGCCTGGCTTATTGCCGTTCCTGCTTTGATTACCGGGGCACTCCTACGATAGAAGAGCTTAAATAGATTTCCGGACGGTTAGTTCAGTCGGTAGAACACGCCAGACTCCTTAAGGGAGAGGCCATGGTCCGCGGTTCGAGTCCGCGACCGTCCCCAACAATAATCACTTTATCAAATTATGAAAGAGCGAATAGTAACAGAACGGGGCGAGATCACCAAGTTGTCCGTCCTCATGGGCTGTACCCGTGAAATGGTAAGTCATTCCCTTGCTTTCCGCAAGAACAGCAAATTAGCGCGTTCCATCCGCAAGCTCGCGCTCGACCGTGGTGGTATCAAGGTGGGCGGTGCCCCTAAAAATACGGACGGCCATGAAGAATGACCTGTTAGACATATTCGGTGACGAGCTGCGCAAGTTCGCCGGTCTGAGCCGTAAGCAGTGCCTTTGCGTGCTCTACTTCTGTCTGAGTTTTGCAGCTCTGCTTACTGTCTTTTTCATCCATCCGTTGCCGGAGCTTTTCCTGGTGCTGAACTTCGGGAACTCCGTGCGGTTGCTGAAGAAGCATGTCCCGCTGGGTGATTTGGAGAACTGATAATCTGAAAGGAAGATGGAATATGTAGACAATATACTATGCGTAACCCGCGAAGAGCTTACATCAGGAGATGATCCAGTGATAAAAGCTACTACCTTGCGGCAAAATGTAGCCCGGAAACACATCGAATGCGTCAACCGTGGCGGTGGTGAAGGCAACGTAGCCCTGTATTCTTATTCCTCCCTTCCCGAGAAGTACAAGAAACGTTGGGTTGAACGCCATGGCGAGCCCGAGAAACAGATGCGAGAAGAAATTATCCGTAACATAGTGAAGAGAGACGAAAAGGCCGAGAACTTTTTCGAGGAGTACCGTTATGACAAGAACGGTGAGCTGGTCGCCCTTCCCGAGGATGTGAAGAAAGAATACACCTGGAACGCTTCGGTACTGAACGCGCTGATGGAAGAGTTCAAACGTTTGAGTTCATCCAATAACAAGCTGACCGGTTTCCGCCGCAACCTTTGGGAGCTTCTGCTTGTCACGAGTGAGGAGTGGCGTCCGGTGTACGGGCATAGCCTTCCGGGAAGTGTGGGCCGGTTGAAGGCCCTGATAAACAAGTTCCGCCCCGACAACTACAGTGTACTTGTGAGCGGCAAATATGGAAACAGCAACACCCTGAAAATAGATGAGGAACCCGGGCGTTTCCTTGTCGCCTTGAAACGCAGCCGTGTTCCGGTCTATACCGACATGCAGATTTTCGAGGAATACAACCGGGTAGCCCCCGCACGCGGGTGGAAGGCCCTGAAAAGCCCGCGCAGTCTCCGTTCATGGTTCAGCAGCCCCCGCATAGAGCCTTTATGGTATGATGCGGTTTACGGTGAAATGAAGGCCCACCAGCGTTACGGCCGCAAGCATAAGACCGAACTCCCCAGCCGCCGTGACAGCCTGTGGTACGGTGACGGTACCAAACTGAACCTTTATTACCGGGATGAGGGCGGCAAGGTCCGCACCATCGGGGTGTACGAGGTCATGGATGCCTACAGTGAAGTCCTGCTCGGCTTCCATATCAGCGAGAACGAGGATTATGAGGCGCAGTATCATGCTTACCGCATGGCGCTCCAGACAAGCGGGCACAAGCCTTACGAGCTGGTCCATGACAACCAGGGCGGTCATAAGAAGCTTGAACGTGTCTCCGACGGTCTGCTTGACAAGATCAGCCATATCCACCGTCCCACCGCCCCTTACAGCGGGCAGTCCAAGACGATAGAATCCGCTTTCGGGCGTTTTCAGAGCCAGGTCCTGCACAAATACTGGGGCTTTACCGGACAGAATATCACTGCCAGAAAAGATTCCAGCCGTCCGAACCTTGAGTTCATCGAGGCCAACAGGGACCGGCTCTATACTCTCGACGAGCTGAAGGCAAAATATGTCGAGGCACGCCGGGAGTGGAACGAAATGAAGCATCCTGTTACCGGCATCCCCCGGATAGAGATGTACGATACAAGTGTAAACGAGGACACGGAAGTGGTGACCGCCCGTGACATGGTGGACATCTTCTGGGTTATGACCTCCCGGCCGAGCACTTTCACCTCTGCCGGCATAGAGTTCACTGTCGGCGGCAGGCCGCGCACCTACGAGGTCTATTCCTCCCCCGGTGTTCCTGACCATGAGTGGCGTCGCCGTAATACCTACAGGCAGTTCTATGTCAAGTATGACCCTTATGATTTCAGCAGCGTCCGGCTGTACTGGAAAGACAAGGGCGGTGCTCTCCGCTTCGAACGCGTTGCCGAACCGTACATGGTGGTTCATCGCGCAATCCAAGACCAGACCGAGGGTGAGGCGGCGTTCATACGCCGGGAACAGGAGGCCAACGTCCATGACCGCATCGAACGTCAGGTCGCAGCCAAGTCCATCGAATACGAGCATGGGGTTGCGCCTGAACAGCACGGGCTGCGCAGCCCCAACCTGAAAGGTGTCACGGCCGAGGTGCAGCGCCAGATAGACCGCCGCACAAAGAAATACAGCCGGCCTCCGGAAGAGGTTGTCCTGGGACGTTCCACAAAGGTAATCAGTAACATTACCTGGGACCAGCTCGGGAAGAAAGAAGTGAGTGTGCGCAAAGTGGTAGGAAAATTATAGCAGGAAATTTTAAATAAGAAAAATATGAGTGAATTGAAAAGAGAAGACAAGGATGCCATCAGCGAGAGTCTGAGGGCTTATGTGGCAAAATATCCGAGCCAGACCAAAGCGGCCGGCAGCCTTAAGAACACAAGTGTCGGAACGGTGAGCAACATTCTGAACGGACGTTATGAGAATATCAGCGATGAGATGTTCCGCAATATAGCCTCACAGGTCGGGAGCGTCAATCCTACCGGCTGGCAGATTGTGGAGACCGGTGCCTATCAGGAGATCACCGGAGTGCTTGCCGATGCGCAGCGCTGGCGCAATGTCACCTGGGTGACGGGGGAAGCCGGTTGCGGCAAGAGTACCGCCGCCCGCAGTTATCTTCAGGAACACAGGGAAGTTTTCTATATCCTTTGTTCCGAGGACATGAAAAAAGGTGATTTCGTCCGTGAGATAGCCCGCACGGTCGGCATACGCACGGAGGGCTGCAATATCCGTGAGGTCTGGAGCCTTATCCTTGACGACATTATCCAGATGGACGCTCCGCTCCTTGTATTTGACGAAGCCGACAAGCTTACCGAACCGGTATTCCACTACTTTATCAGCCTGTACAACAAGCTGGAGGAAAAATGCGGCGTGGTCTTCCTGAGTACCGACTATATAGCCAAGCGCATCAGCAACGGGCTTAAATACCAGAAACCGGGTTACAAGGAATTTTACAGCCGTATCGGACGTAAGTTCTATACACTGGAGCCCACTGACGAGCGGGATGTGTACGCCATCTGTTCGGCCAACGGGGTGACTGACAGGAAAGGCATCGATTATGTCATGAAAGAGGCTTCCGCCTGTGATTTTGACCTGCGCCGCGTCAAGAAATCCATTCATAAGGTAAAACGGATGACGGGGGAATGACTCCCGTTCAAATGCCGTTCAAACGTAATTTTAAGGATATGGAAAACAAATTTGAATACTTAAAGATCGACGGTCGCGAGCAGCTTCCCGCTCCCTGGAGCGATTACCCAGTCTTGAGGGAATACGAGACGGTGACCGTTTACCGGAATGGTCGCGACTACCTGGACGCCCTTGTGGGACAGCAGGACGGCTGGTGGGTTGCCGGTGTACACATGCAGGTGAACAGTTCCGGTGCCGGTTTCAATCCGGGACGTAAATGGGGACAGTTCTCCACCCGTGAGAATGCCCTTCTGTGGGCACTCGGCTGGATGCTCTGCCATAAGAAGATGCGGGGTGCTGCACGGCAGGCCGTGCTTGACCGAATTGACAATATCCGGCAATTAAAACTGTTTTGACCATGGAAGAAGAGAAAAAGAATAATAAAAAGGCCGGCATGAGGCGTGCCTTGAATGTCAGGGACATTCTGAACAAGAAGTATGACGTGTTTCCTTTCGAGGGGAAATGGAAGGATGCCTTCGACACTCCGGAAGTCCGGGGCTGCTGGTTCGTGTGGGGCAACAGTGGTAACGGCAAGACCTCTTTCGTGATGCAGCTCTGCAAGGAACTCTGCAAGTATGACCGTGTGGCGTTCAACTCCCTGGAGGAAGGTACTTCTCTGACAGTCCAGAACAACCTGCGACGCTTTGGTATGGCCGAGGTGAGCCGCCACCTGGCGTTCATCAAGGAGGACATCCCCACTTTGAAGCTCAGGCTTCGCCGCCATAAAAGCTTTAACATCGTGATCATTGACAGCTTTCAATACACACAGATGACGTACCGTGACTATATCCAGTTGAAGGAGGAGTTTCCGGACAAGCTGTTTATTTTCATCAGCCATGCCCGCGGCAAGAATCCTAAAGGTGATGCGGCCACGAGCGTGATGTATGATGCCGACCTGAAGATATGGGTAGAGGGCTACGTCGCCTTCAGTAAGGGACGTTATCAGGGGGCCACTGGTGAATACACAATCTGGGAGAAGGGCGCCTATGACTATTGGAATGTGGCGGGACCGAAACAGAAAGGAGGCCAGGCATGAGCAGGATAAAGAAACAGCTGGAGATTTGTCCTCCCGCCTATATGTGTAAGGGGCCTAACCGTGAGAACTTCGTCAGTACCGGCCACAAGTGTGGTTACTGCAAGGGCAACGGCTGGTTCTGGGGAACGGAAGAGGGCAGCCGCGAGGACGTGCATGTATCCTGCCCGGTGTGTGGCGGCAGCGGTGAGCTGGATGCGATTATAACAGTGGACTGGAAACCTTCAAACAAGTGAGCCATGAGAAAGGAATATTATAGAATAGAAAGGAATCAAATGGAATTAAAAGAATTGACATTAAAGATATGTGACATCTTCGGATGTAGCAGCATTACTACACTGCCTGATAAGGTTATGTTTGCTTTGTTTTCTCAGAATCCCACTTTGTATTTTGAGAAGTACAAAGAGTTATGCCCTGATTTGACTGTAGATTGGATGCAAAGGGTATATCAGTTCTACCACGCAGACAGAAAGGAAAAGAAACAAGATTATACACCTGTATCTCTTTCTAAGCTGGTTGCTTTTCTTAGCTATACACCATGCGAGAAAGTTGTGTACGATTGTTGCGCTGGTTCCGGTTCTCTGACTATTCAAAAGTGGTGCACTAATCCGGATTTAAAGTTTGTTTGCGAAGAATTGGATACGAATGTATTGCCTATCCTTCTGTTTAATCTTTGTATTCGCAATATTGATGCGACAGTGGTAAACAAGAATATTCTCACTGGTGATATTATCGGTTCATATAAGGTAATCAGAGGTTCAATATATGGAGTTATACAGCGTCCGATGTTTCCGGAAACAGAATTTCTAAAAGCTGATGTAGGCATTTCCAACCCGCCATTTAATTTAAAAGTTCCTGTATCTGAAGAAATAATCAAAGCTTTACCTCAGAAATACACTTGTAATTTTGCTTTCGTGGCGCATTGCCTGCAAAGGAGTGAAAGATGTGCGTTGATTCTTCCCAGAGGTGTGCTTACAAGCAAAGAAGAGAAAGAGTGCAGGAGATACTTTATTGAGAAGGGATGGCTGCAAGCTGCTATTTCTTTGCCGGAAAAGATGTTTGAGTCTACCTCTGTAGCGACTTGCATACTTTTGTTTGATAAGAAGAAAACGAGTAAAGATGTGATGCTGATTAATGCGGAGGGAATGAAATCTGTTGAAGTAAGAGAACAACGTGGAGAAGGTGGCGCTTCTCATTACAACCGCATCTATAAAAAGGAATTTAATACTTTTTCAGATGAACAGATTGCTGCTATATGCGAACTTACAGTAAAAGAACAGGATTCATTCTCTAAAAGGCTTTCAATCGAAGAACTGGAGCAAAAGGGATACAATCTTACTATTGGCTCATATCTGCCGATAGAATTAAAAGGAACTATTCATCGAGACTTCAACGCTATAATATCAGATATTAACCGTGTCATCAGAGAACGTAATGTTATTAAGGTGACAGTTAATAAGGTATGGGCTGAACGTCTTGGACTTACAGAAATTATAAAAGATTGCGAATCATCCAATGAAGTAGTGAAAGCTATGAATGAAAGTTTTGCATCATTCAAGAATTACGAAGTAAAAGAGAAAATTATTGAGAATAAGTATATTCAATCTTCCAATAGTAAAGTATTTTGTATTGAGAATACTGATAAGGAAATATTGTCAAGCATCATGCCTTTCTTTATGAATATGTATAAGCAGCATATTTATTACCTAAATAATGAAGAGAATAGGCTTCTTTCCGAACTTAGAGATTCGATGCTGCCGCTTCTTATGAATGGAGAATTAACTTTTAAAGATTAGCGTAAAACAAGGTATGCGATTATAACAGTGGATTGGAAACCTTCAAATATATAAATTATGGGAAAGAAGAAAGTTATAGAAAATTGTGTGGGTACCGTTAGTGTTTCCACCAGGATTCAGAACGGTGCCGTAACGACCACTTACCAGTTCAAGGCCGGTTTTGCTGCTCACGGCTGGACTGATAAAAGGGCTAAGGACATTATCCGGAAAATGAAGTCCGGTGTGAAAAATATGATTTTTGCGGATAAAGAACATTTTGGTATCACTGATACGTCCAAAGTGACATTTTACGGTGGTGTCAAAGTTCTTGAGTGCGATTATATTCTTGAAAAATAACATATTATCAACCATTAAAATTTAACTGAAATGATTACAGAAAAACAGAAAGAGGCAGTAAAGGAACTCTGCTTGTACGTGGAAAACTTTTGTAAAGAAAATAATCTTAGTGTCTTTATGAGCGTTGCCGCCAGTGAGGACCATCCGGACGGACTTGAGCAGATAGCCTGCTCAATCATTACCGGCAAGACTGAACATATTATCGGCTCTATTTCTGGGGTTGCCAAAGCGAATAAGAATGCCTATATGCTGCTTTCCGTGGGGCTTATGCAGGCCTACACGAGAAAGGCTGACATTAATACTATTCCGTTCAGTGGAGATTTGAGTATGAACTGATGAATGTGGCGCAAAATCGAAAGAAGTTAAATCATGAAAGCAATTGTAAATATAACTACATTTAGAGGAATTAGCTTCGAAGCTATACATTTTTATGGGACGTTACAAATAATAGCTGGTGATGATATAGAACTTTACCGCTCTATTACTCAAACAGAAATAGATAAAGACCCTGAACGTTGGTATGGTTACGATGAAGGAGATTTAACCAAGTCATTTAACTCGTGGAAAGATATTGTAATAGCAGCAGGTGATAAAGCCAAAGAAAAGGGTATCAGCCTTGAAGAGATATTTGTTGAAGGCATACCCAACACCGGAAGCTTACCCTACCATGAAGCACTGAAACCAATAGACACCCGTCCAAGATGTAAGAAATGTGGTAAGGTGTTTGAATCAGGCGAAGGATGTTATAATACTCCAAGGGGGTTATTTTGCGTAAAGTGTTATTAATTCAAATCAAATAAGAAATGAGCCTTGGGCGGCTTTGTAAAACCCATAAATACGAAATATGGAAACTGATATTCAAGAAAACAAAAGGAAGTTTGAAGAACTGAAAGAGGCGGCAAAGCCATTGATAAAGTATCTTTGCGAAAACTATCATCCTCATGTAACTGCAATTGTCACTCCTACAAGTGTAGAGGTAATGGAAGGGATTCAAGTAATTCCCAACATAACCGAATTTATAGTTGATTAATATTCTGCCATGCGGCAGGCCTAAACTGCCGTATGGCTCAAATCAGAACAAAAATGAATATTTGGGGACGTATTGTATGCTTCTTTTGTGGACACATGCCTTATCGAGTTACATGGAATAATACTTTATATATCAGAATGAAGAGAAAAGGTGGTCAAAAGCGAAGTAAGCATATTAATAAATATCACACTAAACATTATCGAGAGTATTGTATCAGATGCGGTAAACTTTTAAAAAAGAAATAACATTACCATGCAGATAGACATCAACACCCGTAAACGGTTAAACAAGCCCGAGAATTACTCGGCGTTTTACAGCCTTTTGAACCGCCTTCCGACATCGGATCGTGACGCACTGAAGGAAAGCATTGTTTCCCAGTACACGGAGGGACGGACCACAAGCCTTCGTGACATGACGCTGAAGGAATACAGTGCCGCTGTGTCTGCCATGCAGAAGTTGGTGCCGCCCACTTACCGTGAGGAGCTCCGGAAGATTCTCCGTCAGAAGCGTTCGGCGGTGCTTCACCAGATGCAGCTGCTGGGCATCGATACGGCCGACTGGGATCGGGTGAACGCTTTCTGCCGGGACAGCCGTATCGCCGGCATGGAGTTCCGAGAACTTGACTGTGAGGCGTTGGACACGTTACAGGTGAAGCTACGTGCCATCCGCCGCAAATGTGAGAATAAACAACAGTAACAACCATTTAATTTTTTAGTTATGGACTTGAAAGAACAGTTAAAGAGCTTGTCCGCACAGGACAGAAAAGAATTGCTGAAACAGCTCCAGCAGGAAGAGAAGGAAAACAAGCGTAACCGGCGCGATGCCTATGAGGGCCTCCGTGCGCAGTTCATGCTTGAAGTGAAGAACAGGCTGTTTCCGGTCGTGGATGACGTGAAAGCCTTCCGTGACTGGGTAGAGAAGGAAGCCGCCTCTTTCCGCGACCTGATGCGTGACTACGGCCAGCTCCGCAAGGATGACCAGGCGAGTTTCACCATCGTGGACGGTGACATGAAGTTGGAAGTGAGGAGTAACAAGGTGAAGAGCTTCGATGAACGTGCCAACCTCGCCGCCGAACGTCTGGTGGATTACCTGAAGCGCTACGCCATGAGCCGGGAACTTGGCACCGATGACCCGATGTACCAGCTCGGCATGACCATGATCGAGCGTAACCGCCAGGGTGATCTGGACTACAAGTCGGTGAGCAAGCTGTACGAACTTGAGGACCGTTTCGACAGCGAATACACCGAAATCATGGACCTCTTCCGTGAGAGCAATGTGGTGTACAAGACTGCGGTGAACTACTATTTCCACAAGCGTGACGAGAACGGTGTCTGGCGCCGTATCGAACCTTCATTCTGTCGTTTGTGATATGGAAAATACAAAGAATATCGCACCACACGTGATGGCTTGCAAACGCTGTGAGGGCAAAGGACGTATTTTTTACACGGACCGGGACGGGGCTTCTTCCTCCTGCAACTGTCCCGTCTGCCTGGGCAGCGGACGTGTGAAGGTCCAAAGCAAGGTGATTACCCGTATCGAACCGTTTGTTCCCGGTAAGGATGATACCGAACTGCTGACCATGTGATTTTGTTCACACTCTAAACAGAAAAAACGCCGCATCCGTTGTGATTGTGGCGTTTTTCTTTTTCCTGATATGCCAAATGCCTAATTTTGCAGTAAATAACTTTTTTTTATGGCCAAAGGACGAGATAAGGAACTGATTGAACTCCGTGATGCAGCCCTGTGCCGCCGTTACTATTACTGGACGGAGGTGCAGCGCCTGCGCTTTGACGATGCCCTGAAAGTGTTGTCCCGGCAGGAGTTCTTCATTTCGGAAGAGCGCATCATGGCCATCATCCGCCGGAAATCACGCGAGGATACCGGTTACAACCTGAAGCCCGTGCCCAAGGTGAAAGCCCCCCGTCTGACCGCCGCCCAGCTTGAGCTATTCCCCGTAAGATGACGGCATGGCCGATTCATCGTGCAGTGTGAATGAGAACGTCATTTCATAAACCTTGATATAATGCGGCATGGCATACGAGCGGCTTTTCTCGCGTACCAGCGGCGAAGCGTTGTCCGTGCATTGCAGGCACTGCAGCGATCTGTATAATTTTCCGGCCAGCTGCTGCCTTTCCCTCACCTTGTCATACGTGCCGGATGCGTAGCTTGTATCGTCGTAACAATCGATGGCCAGCCGGACGGTCAGTACGGATTCGCTTTTCTGTGCCCCGTATCCGAGGTCGTGCCAGTCTGAACTGGTATTTCCAATCAATACGCAGGGGAAAGTAACCGGGTACTGGTCCTCTTCCGCCCCCATTTCCAACTGTCCGTAGTCCTCGTCAATGAGAGAGAGTTCCGGCAGCTCCTGTGCAATCTGTTCCATGATTGCGATAAAAATTTCGTCCATATCGTTATTTGTTTAAAATGTTGGTAATTTCCTGGTCCACCTTTTCCCTGATACGCCGGTTCAATTCTTCGCTTTCGCCCATGAACTGGCGCTGCGGGATGCGGATGTGCAGTTTCTTCTTTCTGGTAAGCGCCATGTTCCTCCAGAACTGTGCCTGCGGATTCAGTTCCTTCGGTTTGGAACGCCGTTTGACGCGTTTCTTTTGCCTTGTGCCGGCTTTTCTTCTTTTTCCCGAAGCCTTGTAGAACCTGGCCCATGCAAAGCGCCTCATGCGGTCTGTGACGGTGACATCGATTTCGCCGCCCCAGTTGTGGACGGGCGCATAGACCTCCTCGTTGAACACTCTCACCCGATAGTCGGCAGGCGTGTATCCGACCGATTTGAAGAGATGCTTCCTGCCGGAGAGCAGCGTTCCGTAGTTGCTGGCGGCATCAGTACCGCCCGAGGAGAGACGTCTGGCTTTGGGCCAAGGGTGGAGTCCTCCATCCACAAAGCCACCCTGCCGGAAATTGTCCTGGAAGTGGTCTTTTGCCATGCGGCCAACGGCGACGGGCAGTTTGCGGCGCATCATACTGTCCAGTCTGTTACGTTTCCGCTTTATCAGTTCCGTAAAATCTTTTATGTCCATAATCATCAGTAATTCAAGAATAATTTATAATTTTGCAACCGAGGCTTCCAATATGCCTTTTATGCGTTATGAATATACCGGAACAAGTGTCAGAATTAGCAAACATCCACGGTTATAACTCCGTTGTTTTATCAGCCAGTTCCCCTGAAGGAAGCATCTATTCTGTGGGCTGTGTTGACGGGGATGGTTTTGAGTTGCCTGTCGGTCTTCCTACCTTTATTCTGTTCGACGGTCAGTCCTGCCGTCTGGTGGACGGTGAGGAGGGGCTGACACTTTCTTCCCGTTTATTTGGTGATAAATAGTCCCATGATTTTAGGATTTATCAGTTTGTTGTCTATTCTTATCACTCCCACGCGGTTGGCTTTCATGCTCTGTATGTAATTGCTGACATCATCCTTTCCGGTTTGCGGATCGAAGAACCTTGTCTTCCCTTCAGTCACCTCTGCGCAGAACACGTGTGCAGAGCCGCCTTTCCAGGCACAATATATCTCGTATATTCCGTCCTCTCTGAATTTTTCCCTGAAGTATTCCTTCAGTCGGTTTGCGTTCATTACTTGATACCCCTTTCTGACCTGCCATTTATAGGTATAGTCATAATCCGGCTTTGTTCCATCCCGGTTCAGGAAACGTTCTTCCCATGTGATACCTTGTTTTGCCATTTCATTGTATGCGCTTTGTCTGATGTTGGGTTTTGCCTCGATGTCAAACCCCAACCTTCTGAGCATGTGTGTCACGGTGCAGGTCTGGCAATTCACGCGGTATCCTTCCTCTTTTCCGAATTTCGGGTTCTCCTTTCCCTTGTTCGCCTGTTCGTATGTCATCGGCTTGCCTTTGGTAACGCCGAGTGCCTTTTCTATCTTGAGATTGTTGCGGGCGATGTCGGTTTTTTCCTCCAGCGTCAGGTTGTCTGGCATTTCGGCTATCATCTCGTTGATGCGTCTGGTCAGTGCGTCCACGGCTTTTTTTGCTCCCGGATACGCTTCAGTAACGTAGGGGTGTTTGTCTGAGAACAGTTTGCCGTCTTTTCCCGGATTGTTTTCCAGACCGTCATGTGCCTTATTCTGCCCATTTTCGTCCGGTACTGCTGTCGGCGCTTCATCGGTGGCTGTAAGGTCACACTTGCAGTTCCACCGGTCGCCCGGTCGGTGGTTGTTCCAGAACGGATCGTCAATCGGTCGGATGGTATTCCAAAATGGGCGGTGGTCAGCTCCCGGATGAATGGAGGTGGACGGTAGCCATTTGAGATTGGGCAGAATATCGCGTTCGCGCAGGAACTGCTGCCAGTCAGCCGCCTGATGCGCCCGGATGACCGCCGTGTCATACTCCGTCCGCAGCCAGTGACGAACCTGATGGGAAGCAATGGGCAAGACTTCCTGTACCCATTTGTCGAACGGTTTTAAAATGCCGTTTGAATCCAATAAAAGCCGTGCCATGTCATTCTGCATACGATGTACCTTGAATGCCGAGAATACGGCATTGTTCCGGAGTATGGCATTTCTGAAATCCTCGTCCGGAGTAATGGCCTTGGATTTGCTGAACCCTTCCTTTGCCGCCTTGTCCATCGTTGCCCATATTTCATTGAACAGGTTGATTTCGATTTCGGTTGCCGGATGAAAGTCCCTGCTGTATATGTTCAGCAAGGCACGCCGCAGCACCTCTTCGGAAAAGTCAAACTCCATGGAGATGTTGCCATTGTCAGCCGCATACAGTCTGTCGACTACCAGTCTAAAGCTGCCCCGTCTGCCGGGGCTTTCACGAAAAAACCTTTGAGCCAGTTCCGGAAGTTTCTTTTCTGTTTCGGTGTCGGTTCATCATCCCGTCCCTTATTCGCCGGTTCCGGCTCTTTCTTCGGGCTTGGAATCCGGGCGGCTTGTTCAGCCGTCTTTTGTTCCGCCTTCAGCTGCTCGTAGTTGGCCGGTTTGTCGATACCGAATTCCTCATAGAGATAGTCGTCATCGATGGGGATGTTGAAGTTTTTCTTCAGCTGCGTAAGGATGGATATTTTGGTACCGGCATCCGTTTCCTTCGGTTCGGGAAAGCAGAATGCACCCCCTTCGGTGTTGATTCCCATGCGCAGCAGAATGTCCGTCATGTCGTAATTCAGCACGTTGAGCACGTACTTCCGGTCAGCCTCCAGCACCTTGTCCTCCACCTTTTTATGAACCGTACCCAAAGCCTGTGTGCCTTTTTCGGACGATTCGGTAGTCAGCGTATTGCCCAGTATCAGCTTGGAGATTTCGTTGTTGCACCGTTCGCAGAGGCGTTCATAGACATCGGCAGACCCTGTTTTGTTTCCGGCTTCCGTAAGTTTGAGTTCCGTGTCCTTGGCATGAAAGAACTGCGCCAGGCTTCCGGCATTCGCCGCATCCTCCATGGCCCGCTGGCGGGACTCATCGTCATCGGAGTCATAGATATATTCCTGGATAGGCATGCCGAATACCTCGGAGAACTGTGCCCAGTCGCCCGTGGTGTTACGTTTGTAAATGACCCAAGGAGCCGCTTTGGCCAGCAGGCCCAAATCGGACGGTGAACCCACAAAAAGCAGGTCGGTATATTCATCCCAGGAATGGCCGGTAGTGTCCGTCTGGTGCCGCAAAATGAGTTCCCTGACCGGATCTACATGCTTGCGCGGCACCAGGTCGTAATCCACCCACTCCTGCAGCTTGTGGAACTGGCAGAGCGAGAACCCCCAGAACTTAGCATCGAGGATGTCGCCTACCAGCCGGTTGAACCAGGGCGACTGTATCTGCTCGTTGATTTTATCGTCCGGTTTCCCGTCCACCCGGAACTCCATGTTGGAGCACAGCACGGCATTCCTGCGCTTTTCGATTACACAGGAAAGGTGCGTATCCATCAGAATATCCTCGTAGAGGTCATAGAGTTTGTAACGGCGTGAGAAATCGACATTCTCGGCTGCCCTGACGGCTGCCATGTAATCTGAAATGTCCAGTCCGAAGCGTTTGGGCTGTGTGAGCACAATCACATTCGGTTTCTTCTGTCCCGGCAAAGCGAAATTTCCCCCTACAGTGATGATGCCGGCTTTGTTTCTTTTTCTGTTCTTCTTTTTCATGATGCTTGCTTGTTTACCAGTGGTTCGTTCGTTTGCGGTTGCTTTGAATGCGGAAATCCGACCTGCCCGCCCTTTGTTCCTCGGGCAGCAACGGAGCCCCTTCGATTGAAATATCCTCGTCGGCCACCGCCTTCATCCATTCCACCGCCCGTTCATAGCGGTCCTTGCGCACCTGGGAGAGTTTCTGCGGGTTATGGATGCAGAAGATGTGATAGACCGCCATGTCGATGACCATCATCAGCACGAGCTGGTTACGGTTCTCGCCGGTGGCTGCAAAAATCTTGTTGCAGTCGTAGCGTTTGCCCAGATAACACCGCATTTCGGCAATGGCCCTGTCCTCGCAAACCTCAATGACCGTTTCGTCTTCGCGTACCAGTGCGTCGAGGATGTCGCGGTGGATGCTTGCATCGTAATCGGTGAGTTCTACAAACTTGCTCATAATTTCTTGAATTTGTCTATTGTAGTATTTTTATTGAATAGAAGCATGACAATCAGTGCTAAAGAGACCTTTAACAGTTGCTTTTTACCGACAATTATGATATTGCTGCGATTTAACCCATCGTAAGTCATGATACTGTACCAATTATTATAAGGTGGTTGTACTTTGTAAATAGATGTTTTACGAATTATCTTTTTCATTTATTTTTTGTTTTAGAGTTGTCATAATCTTTTCTTGTTCCACTTTCTTACATCCTTCCGTGAACGGAATACGGGCGGTTCAATGCGCCTGATCAGCTCATCGATGATGCGGTTTGCCCCTTCGACCCCATCCGGTCCGTCGGCCGGATAGCGCATGGTCAGTGTGAACAGCTTGAACTGGTCCTCCAGTTCCTTCATGTGCGGATTGTCCCGTTCGGCCTCGTTGAGGATGAGGTTCCCTTCGCGGTTGAGCGGTTCGAGGTTGGCTTCGATACGCGTAGCCTTGTCCGTCTTCTTCTCCTCGTCGCCCCGGATGAACAGCGCAATCTTCTGTTCGCGGCGTACTTTTGCCACCAGCGGTTTGAACACCTGTTGGAAGAAAGGGTCCTGCAGCTTGTTGTTCTCCATGTAGCAATAGACATTGGTCTTGCCCCCGACAAATTCAAGCATCCGGACATACCAGTCAATGAACTCCGCATTGAGCGCCTGTGCCAGGAAAGTCTTGATGACGTAAAGCCTGCCACCCAATTTGCCACAGAGCGAAACCGTCTTGAAGGATTTGCCTTTCTTACCCTTGCTTTCGCCCGGTGCCGGGTCGCCATACACCACGAGGAACTTGAATTTGGAGAGTGCCGGAACCTTGCCGTATGCAATGTTTTCGAATACCTCTCCCACGGAAATCGGGTTGTTGAAATATTCTCCCTGTGCCGCCTTTTTGGATATTTTGGACAGTGTGCGGTCGATGTCCTCTTCCGAGTTCTTTTCCGGCCATGTGGAAAAACCGTTTTTGTCGCGGATGTTCACGATGTCCCAGGAGTCGGCCATTTCGCCCGCCCTCACCACGCAGCAGTCCTTGGCGATGATGTTTCCGCAGAAGATGACCAGTGTAGGTTCGGAAATGGACCTTGTGGGATACAGCGCATTTTCCCACCAGTCCCAGCGCTTCTGGATGATGTCCGGATTCTTGGTGTCCTCGTCCGTATCAAAGTCATCGACCAGCAGCACGTCAGGACGTATGGCCTCGTTACGCGAACCACGCGGCGACTGCCCGGCACCCAGTGCCCGGAACGAAACCTTCCCTTTGGTGGTGAATTCGTCCTCCGTCCATGAACCCGGCATTTCCTGTTTGCCGTAGTATGCCATGATGCGCCCGTTGGCTTCGAGATTTGCCCGGTAGGGATCGAGCAGGCGCACCGCATTGTCCTTGCTGTTGGAGGTCAGTATAACATTCTTTTTGCGTCCGGTAAGCGTGAGATACATGACGATGAACATGGTGACTGTGGATTTGGCCAGCTCACGGCTCCAGGACAGAACCTCGAACCATTCATCGTGTGCAATGATCCGCCGGATAGCCTTTTTCTGGAAATCGGCGAATTCACATTTGGCATAATTCGGAAAAAAGAACTTGATCCATTCTATGGGATGTTTCTCAAGATATTCCCGGTGTTTTTCCCGTTCGGCTGCCGTCATGTTCCTATCGACCGGTGTAGCCCTTGCGATGTCTTCTTTGTACTTCTCCCAATCGAGGAGAGCGAGTCTGTCAGTCTGTTTCATTGTCTATCCCTTTATAATTTGTCTTTAATGTACGCATCGGCCAGGCGTGTAATTTCCTTTGCCTTTTCGAGGTCGGCCGCCCGTACCCAGTCGATGAGCCCGGTGAGGACACTGATGATGTCGGCAATGCCCACTTCCTGCTCCATGTTGCGTATGGCCGCCGACAGTTTCCCGAGGATGTCAGCCTCCTTGGATGAGGGGAACCGTTCCCCTTCGGGCCGTTCGGCGATGGCCTTGTTTATTTCGGCCACCTGCCGGTAGAGGTTAGCCACCTGTTCCTGCCTTGTGAGCGTAAGCCCCACCTTCTGTTCCTCCCACTTCCCGGCCCGTACCCAGTTGGACACGGACACCCGTGACACGCCCACCCGGTCGGCGATTTCCTGCTGTGTGAGGTTTTCCTTGAGGTACAAAGTTTTTGCCCATTCCTTTTTCTGGGCATTCGTCAAATCTGCCATAAATCGTCCTTTTTAATTGTAAATCACGTTACAAAATTGCATCAAAAAGCGGTCTTTGTAAAAGGCTGCGCGCATGATGCCGGGTTGCAGCGGCATGATAACACCGGAAACCGGCATGATAAAAACGCGGTTTCCCCGTGCCATGGGAATGTCCTATTTTCGCACCATCGAAACGCGGGGAAACCGCAGGTAAAGACATGACGATGAGCAGATTTTTCAATATTACAACAAGCGATGACGGTATCAGCACGATATTCCTGTACGGGGACATCGGGGACTATACCGAGGTGCAAAGCGGGCGCATAGCACAGGAACTGATGGAAGCCGAGCGGGTGAGCCGGCGCATCCATATACGCATAAACAGCAACGGCGGGGGAGTGTACAGCGGTATTGCGATATTCAACGCCCTGCGCCAGAGCAAGGCGGACATCCGCATCTATGTGGATGGCATAGCCGCCAGCATGGCCAGTGTGATAGCCCTTTGCGGCAAGCCGGTGGAGATGAGCCGGTATGCCCGGCTGATGCTGCACAGTGTGAGCGGCGGATGCTACGGCAACAAACAGGACCTGCAGCGGTGCATGGAAGAGATAGAAAGTCTGGAAAGCAGCCTGAGTGAGATTTACTCCGAACGTCTGGGACTGGACCCGGACACGATCAGGCAAACCTATTTTGACGGTGAAGACCACTGGCTGACCGCACAGGAAGCTTTGGACCTTGGTTTCATAGACGGCATCTATGATGCAGACCCCGTGCCGGAGGACAGCACACCGGCACAGATATATACTTTATTCAATAACCGGCTCGTTGAGCCACAAAAAAACAGAGAAGACATGAATCTGGAAGATGTAAAGAAACGCCCGCGCTTCAAGGATTGCGCGAGTGATGCGGATGTGTTCCGCATGATGGACCAGCTGGAGGAAGAGGCGGGAAAGGTTCCCGGCCTCACGCGGGAGAATACCGACCTGAAGGCAAAGGTGAAGACCTACGAGGACAAGGCCGCTGCCGATGACATTGCCGCCCGCAAGCAGTTGCTTGACGCGGCAGAGAAGGACGGACGCATCGATGCGACGACCCGTCCCATCTACGAGAACCTTCTGGCAAATGACCGCGAGAACGGCGAAAAGGCCTTGGCCCAACTGCCGGTGAAGCGCCGTGTGATGGAAGACCTGCACCTGGAACCGGACGGTGAAGAAAGCCCCTGGAACAGGCGTATGCGTGAAATCAAGGACAAACGTAAAAAGTGATTGAGATATGGCAATAATTGTAAGAAACACGAATTACAGCGGCGAGGTACTGGAACAGTTGCTGACACTTGCCGCGACTAACAACGAGATTGTGGAAAAGGGGCTGATCATGGTGATTCCCGGTGTGGAGAAGAAAATCAGCCTGCCCCGCCTGAAAACGGGCAAGATGCTTCAGAAGCGCAAGGAAAACCCCGGTGTGGAGGATTCGAAAGGAAACTTCAACTACGATGAAAAGAGCCTTGACCCGGTGGACTTCATGGCCTTTACGGTGTTCAATCCCCGCACGTTCGAGAACATCTGGCGCAAGTGGCAGCCGAAGGGCAACCTGGTGTTTTCGGAACTTCCGCCCGAAGCACAGAACGCCCTGCTTGCCGAACTGGCCAAGCAGGTGCAGTTTGAACTGGGCAACCATTATGTGAACGGTGAGTACGGCGATGACGATGACCACCTGTTCAACGGTATCCTGACCCAAATGGCCAAGGACACCGAGGTTATTGTGGTGGACAGTGCGGAATCGACCATGCTGGGCCGCCTGAAGGCTCTGCGCGTGAAGATTCCCGTAGCTATCCGCAACAACCCGGACCTTCGCATCCTGATGAGCGTGAACGACTTTGACAAGTATGACGACGAACTGACCCAGCGCGAGGCCAAGAATGCAAGCGAAACCGATGTGAATGCCCGCCGCTACAAGGGCATTACCATCGAGACCCTTGCCGCCTGGCCCGATGACCTGATTGTCTGCACCCTTTGTTCGCCCGATGCCGGCGGTAACCTGTTTGCGGCGGTGAACCTGCAGGATGACGAGGACGTGATTCAGATTGATAAAATCTCGAATGCCAGCGAACTGTACTTCTTCAAGATGCTGATGAAGGCCGATACGAACATCGCGTTCGGTGAGGAGGTGGTGGTGCTGGACAAACGTCCGAATCCGGTGTTCAAGCCCGCGGAGAAAAAGCTGTCTGCCGTTCCGACCGCGGTGACCATCAAGCCGGAAGGCGGCAGCCAGGATGTTGCCGTGACCGCATCCGGCGAGTACAGCGTGAGCGCATCCCCTGCGGGCTTTACCGTGTCCCCGACGGATAACGGTATCCGTATCTCCGCCGCAGCCAATACGACGGGAAAGGACAAGAGCGGGGCTGTCACCCTGACGCTGGACTCCGACAAGACCAGAACCGTGAAGATAACCGTCAGTCAGGCAAAACAGGAGGCGTAGGCATGGCAAAGTTGAAGTATCTGGTAATTCACTGTACGGCCACCCCGGAGGGGCGTGAGGTGTCATCGGCGGACATCCGCAAATGGCATACTTCTCCGGTGTGCCGGGGAGGAAGAGGCTGGAAGCAGGTGGGCTATACCGACCTGTTCCACCTGAACGGGGGTGTGGAACGTCTTGTAGACAACAACGAGGACGCCGAGGTGGACCCTTGGGAAGTGACCAACGGAGCCAAAGGTTACAACAGTGTGAGCCGTCATATCGTATATGCCGGAGGAGTGGCCGGGGACGGGAAGACCCCGAAAGACACCCGCACGGCTTGTCAGGAGAAGGCGCTGGAGAAGTATGTGAAGGATTTCCACCGCCGATTCCCGGATGTTCGCATTGTGGGCCATAACGAACTGGCGGCGAAAGCCTGCCCCAGCTTCGATGTACAGAAATGGCTGAAAGAAATAGGTATAAACCAATAAATCAAAAGACAGATGAAACGATTCCTATTATTTTTTGCACTGATGCTCAGATTCGTATCCGTGGCTTTTGCCCAGGATGGTGTGACCCCTGAGGCTGACTATGACGCGATGATTGCGACTTTTGCCGGTTTCGCCGGCGGCGTTGTCCTCCTTGTGGAGGGCATCAAGAAACTTTTCCCCAAAATGTCAGGCATCTGGACGCAGCTTGTGAGCTGGCTTACCGGCATTGCCGCCGCGATGCTGCTTTGGTGGCTTGACGCGGGCTTTGTGGCGGATGTGGAGTGGTATATCGCCCTTCTTTACGGTCTGGGTTCCTCCCTTGTGGCCAACGGCATTGCCGATACGGGTTTCATACAGTGGCTGATCGGCCTGTTCGCCAGAAAGGCGTCAGGCAAATAGCCGGTTGTCCGGCCTGGATGCGCTATGGATTTCAACGAGCTGCTGAACCTTGTCCTGGGCGGCGGTCTTGCCACCGCCCTGACGGCCCTGATAACCATCAGGCCTACTGTCAGGAAGGCGAACGCCACGGCCGAGACCGTGCGTATCGACAACGTGGACAAGGCCACGCGCATCCTGATAGAGAATATTGTCGAACCGTTAAAAGAAGAACTGAATGCAACAAGAAAGGACCTGCAGGCGAACAAACGCGAGATGGCACGGCTCAGGAAGGCTATTGACACGGCCAACAGTTGCCGCCATCATGACGATTGCCCTGTGCTTGGCGGGCTGCGCAAGCAGCAGGAAGAGCACGATGGCGGAGAAGATACAGACGGAAGCGGCAAGCGCCGACAGCGCGGGCGGAAGTCGGCGGGCGGGACTGGTGATGGCGGGGATACCGGCGAGTGCGGTGAAGCTGACGATACCGCCGGACAGCCTCCGTAAACTTCCTGAAGGTGCCGTGTACCGTGGTAAGAGCGGGCAGGCGAATCTGACCGTAGGCAGCGACGGCAGCGGGAACATCGTGGCCGAAGCCTCGTGTGACAGTCTGCAGCAGCTGGTGCTATGGTATGAAGAAGAGCTGGCGCGCATCCGCAGCGAGACCAGGAACGGAACTTTAAATGACGTTCAAACGGAAGAAAAACGCCCTCCGAACCCGGTACGGGTGTTTATCATAGGTGTATTGGCCGGCTTGTTTGCCGGTGTGTTATTAACCATCAAACTGAAGAAATGATGAACAAGAATTTCATGTACGGCATCGGTGCCGTGAAATACAAGGACTTTGTGGTGGGTTACATCGAGAAAGGTTCGTTCGACCTGGGCGGCCAGAAACCCGAAGCCGCGAAGATTGAGGCTGAACAGGCGCCTGGAGCCCCGGTGCTGGTTATTCCTCAGAGCAACGGCAGCATTGCCCCCACGTTTAATGTAATCCAGATGGACTACAAGAACCTGCATGCACTGCTGGGCGGTTCGTTGCACTACAAGACAGAGGACAGCGAGAAGAAGAACCCTGTAGGCTGGACCGCTCCGCAGACCGCCATCCTGATGCAGGGACCGTGGGAACTCAGCCTGGTGTCCGGACAGAGCGTACTGATACCGAACGGTACGTTGCTTTCCAACCTGGGCGGCAAGCTGACGCTTACGGAAACGGCCAAGATAGAATGCACGCTTGAGGTGGCTATGCCGGAGGACGGTTCGCAGCCCTACGGTGTGTTCTATGCGGACGCCCTTCCGGATGAGTGGAAACAGTACAAGCTTCCGGCAGCGGAAGCAGCCGCGTCTGTACAGGCCAAAAGCAGAAAGGATTAAGGTATGGCCGACCGATTGGAACAACTGATAGAAATGGAATGTGCGGACGCGCTGCTTGACAGCGGCGTGTCCGTTCCTCTTAAAAAGTGGAAGCTGCCTTGGCTGAAACGCTCCGTGGAGATGCGTGTGACGATGAAACGGCCGCGATTGCGGGGGCAGATATTGCTGGCCAGGGAATACCTGAAGATGGGTGTCAAGCCCGACTGGCAGCCAAAGGACAAGGCGGAGGAACTGGCCTTTGTGGCGGAGCATGGTCAGGCAGTGAGCCGGCTGCTGGCCTATACGGTATGCCGGGGCTACGTGTCGCGGCATGCGGGTATCGGTCTGACGGCCTGGGTACTGCGGAACTTCGTAGAGTGGCGCTATCTGACGGCCATGTTCCGGACATTTGAGCGGATGATGGGCACGAAGGATTTTATGCGTATTATCAGCTCGGCAGCGCGGGCGAACCCGATGAAGCCGAGACTGAGCCGGGCAAGGAAAGGGAGTTAAGAACCCGTTATGAGGGTTCCCATAGCCCTTTCGGCTTCGTGTGGCAGATAGCGACCGCGACCGGTTGGAGTGTGGACTACATCCTGGACGGTGTGAACTACCAGACGCTGATTATGATGCTGGGCGACGCGCCCCGGTATGTACGTCAAAAGCAAGGCAGCGGAAACCATGATTCCAGACCGGAGTCCAGCGCGGAAGATGAAGCGAATGATATTGTAGGATTTTTTCAAAGCAGACTGGAATGAGCAAACCTGTAGAAATTGAATTTTTAATGAAGGACAAACTCACGCCCGGCATGGACAAGGCCGAGCGTGAGGCGCTGGAACTGCGTAATACCGTCAGACTGCTGGAGGCTGAACTGGAAAGGCTGCGCCTTGCCGGTGAGACAGCCGCCCCCAACCTGGACCAGCGTGCGAACATCGCACAGATTAACGCGTTGGAAAAGACTCTTGAGGAGTTGCGTGGCAAACTGAAACTGCTGCAGGAGGAATCAGAATCCGTGCAGGTCACGCCTGCGGATGTGCCCGACGCCCGACGCCAGCTGGGCGGCCTGCACAACAGCATCCAGCAGATAGCCCGTGAAATGCCCTCGCTGGCCATGGGACCTCAGATGTTCTTTATGGCCATCAGCAACAACCTGCCGATTTTTACAGACGAGCTGGCCCGTGCCCGGAAGGAATACGACGAGCTGCAGAAGTCCGGCAAAAAAGGGATACCGGTATGGAAGCAGGTGCTTTCCTCCCTCTTTTCATGGCAGACAGCGTTCACCACCGGCATCATGCTGCTGGTGATGTACGGTGACGAGATCGTGGCGTGGACAAAAGACTTGTTCAGTGCCAGGAAAGGTGTGGACGAATTCAACATTTCGCTGAAGGAAATGACCGAGATAGAAAAGGACGGCCGCGCCCAGATGGTGCGTACCCGTTTCGAGCTCAAATCGGTCATCGACGAAATAAAGAATTTCACCGGCAGCAAGGAACAGGAAAAGGCCAAGGTGGAGGAACTGAACCGCAAGTACGGGGAAAGTTTCGGCTACTATCAGACACTTTCTGAATGGTACGATACTATCAGAAAGAAAAGTGAGGATTATGTGCAATCCCTGTTTCTCCAGATGAAGGTTCAGAGTTTAGTAAAAAAAGCATCAGAAGTCGATGATAAGATTGCAGAGACAGAGGCGAAGGATGAAAGCGAATTTGATACATGGTGGGGGTATGGCGGAAAGATTGACCGTTTCTTTTCTTCCGACCAGTCCTACAAACAGAATAATAATGGTCGCTGGAAAAAAAAGGAGGAACTGGAACGGCTGCAAAAAGAATACGACGGTTATATTGGTGCTGCTGAAAATCTTGCCAAAGAACGTATTGAACTTGATAAAAAGGCAGGAATAGGCGGACATACCGACCCCGAACAGTCCGGTAAGAATGCGGAAGCGGAAGCCAAACAGCGGCTTGCCGCCGAGCGCAGGCTGGCGCAGGAACTTGCCGCCCTGCAGGCAGAGAACCGGAAGGCAGAGATAGACCGCATGCAAGCCGGCACCGAAAAGAAACTGGCACAAATCGAATATGACTATAACGCGAGGAAAGAAGAAATTAACCGACAGGAAGCAGCCTGGAAGCGGGAGAACAAGGAAGCCGGTCTGTCCACCGGAGATAACGGACTTACCCGGGAGCAACAGGATGAACTTGAAAAAGCCCGTGCCTCAAATGCCGAGTCCCGGAAAAAAGCGGAATCGGACGTGTACAGGGAAGAGGCGGAAGCCATGCGTGACTATTTGAAGGAATACGGGACATTCCAGCAGCAGAAACTGGCCATCGCTGAGGAATATGCGGAGAAAATCCGCAAGGCGCAGTCTCAGGGAGAAAGGCTGACTTTGGAGAAGCAGCGTGATTCGGCTGTGCATAAAGTGGATATAGAAGCCCTTTCCCAAAAGATAGACTGGGGGGCGGCATTCGGGGACTTGACCGGTCTGCTTGCAGACCAGATGAAGAACCTGCTTGGCGAGCTTAAACAGTATGTCAAGACGGATGAGTTCAAAAGTTCGGGAGCAGCAGACCAGCAGGTCGTCTACGATGCCATTGAACGTATTCAAAGCATGCTTCCCGGTGGTAACGGCACATTGGATTTTGCCCGGTTACAAACGCAGATGCACGCTTTGGGGGATGCCGTAACACGTGTGCAAAATGCGGAACTGCTACAGGAAGCGGCATTCAGCCGGTTGAAGGCGGCGCAGACCGATTACAACAAAGCGCTTGAGAACGGCAACCAGGCAGAAATAGAACGTACCGAAATCGCTCTTCAAATGGCCCAATCGTCCAGTGCTTCAGCTGACGAAGAGTACCAGAATGCCACTTCCGAAATGAAAACACTTGCCGGGGATGTGAAAATAGCCTCCCAGGACACGGTTGACGGATTGAACATGGTATCCGACGGATTGCACGGTTTTGCAAGCGGAACCTTACAGGGGTCATTTGAAGGAATCCAGAATATGCTTACCGGGCTGTCAAAACTGAATATTGGGGGCAAGGTCGGTGATGCCATCAGTCAGATGTCCGAGACCCTGTCAAGTGCCGGAGTCATCGGTCAGATTATATCGGCCATTCTTTCCATACTGGATTTGCTGAAAGACGGTATTGGCCCGATTATCTCATCATTGATAGACACCATCTTCAATGCGATAACCGGAATGCTCGACAATATCCTCAGTGGGGACCTGTTCAAACAGATAGGCGGTTCCCTTGTGAATGGTATCGGAGGATTGCTGAATACGGTGTCTTTCGGAGGTTTCAACAAGCTGTTCGGCATTGGCGGAAATGCCAAGGAGGTACAGGCCGCAATAGACCGCCTTACGGACCGGAACGAGAAACTGCAGACTTCCATCGAAGATCTGACCGATACCATCAAGGCAAGCAAGGGGACTAAATCGGTGGAAGCTTACCGGGATGCGTACAAATACCAGAAGGAGACGAATGCGAACTATCTGCAGATAGCGCAGGAACAGGCACGTTACAGCGGCAGCCACCATTCCTGGAACTACTACTGGGGCGGATTCAGTCAGGCACAGATTGACAAACTGAGCGGGCAGATAGGCCGCCAGTGGGACGGGAACCTGTGGAGCCTGAGCCCGGAGGAGATGAAGGCACTACGCAGCAACGTGGATATGTGGACTCAAATCCAGAACACCGGCAAGGGCGGCTACGGCGGGCGACTGACCGAGAAGCTGGATGACTATATAGACCAGGCCGGCAAGCTGGAGGAGCTGACCGACCAGCTGTATGAGGGGCTGACCAGTATTTCATTCGACGGTATGTACAGCAGCTTCATCGACAACCTGATGAACATGAAGTACGGTGCCAAGGATGCGGCTGAGGACATTTCGGAATACTTCATGCGTGCGATGCTGAGCAATAAGATCGGCGAGCTGTACAACGATAAGCTGAAGGGCTGGTGGGAGAAGTTCGGCAAGGCGATGGAGGACAACGATCTGACCGAAGCGGAACGGAACGCGCTGACGGATGAGTACATGCAGTATGTGGAAGAAGCCATGAAGCTCCGTGACAAACTTGCCGCCGCCACGGGCTACGACAAGGTGCAGGAGGAAGGCACGGTGCAGACGGGCAAGCCCGGCGCTTTCACCGCCATGACGCAGGAGCAGGGCACGAAGCTGGAGGGCATGTTCACCGGCGGTCTCCGGCATTGGGCAAGCATGGACAGCGGCATCGAGAACGTCGCGGAGAAGATGAGCGCGGCCGAAGGATACCTGGCTAAAATAGAGGAGCACACCAGGCTGGGTACCGCCTGCCTGGGCGAGATAAAGGAAGATATACGTACGATAAAACGTGACGGTATAAAATTTAACTGATATGGCAGATATACTGAGCGGTCTGGTGCTGGTAAACGGCACGGACATCTGGACTGAATACGGTGTATTCCTGGTGGAAGACCGGCGCGGCGGCATGGAGAACCTGACGGCCATCCTGACCCCGAGCAAGGCCAAGAAGGACACGGCCGTGGATATACGGGAGGAGCACGGGGAGAAATACAGCGCCGTGCTCACCCCGAGGAACGAGGCGCGTGACGTGACGCTGAACTTCGCCCTGTTCAACCGGACAAAGGCGGGATGGATGAGACAGTACTTCGCCTTTGTGAACTTCCTGAAACAGGGGAAAGACGGCTGGCTGGACATCAGCCTCCCCCAGTTGGGGCTGCAGCTGCGGTTGAAATATGCGGACTGCACGAAGTTTACCCCGCTGACCTATCTGTGGAGGGAGGGAGTGCATGCGGGCAAGTTCAAGGTGAAGTTCCGTGAACCCGTACCGGTCATCTGACGGATTAAAAAGACATTCAAACGGCATTTAAACGATAACCGAACATGATTACGATATACGACAGGAAAGGAAACAGGCGGGCGGACATCGCCGCTGACGACAGCTCGACCCAGCGGAAGGAGGTGCAGGGTGACAACGTGCTGGCCCTCTCCTTCACGCACCATGCCCATATAGCCGTCGATGTGAACGACTACACGGACTTCATGGGCGAGCGTTACTGGCTGACGGAACGCTACACGCCGAAGCAGGTGAGTGAAGGCGAATGGCGCTACGATCTGAAACTGTACGGCATCGAGAGCCTCGTCAGGCGTTTCCTTGTACTGGAGACGACGGACGGCGATGCCGAACCGGTGTTCACGCTGACAGCTACGCCACGGGAGCATGTGGCGCTGGTGGTCAGTGCCGTCAATGCCGGCATGGGGGATGTCACCGACTGGAAGGTCGGGCAGGTTGACGGTACGGAACTCATCGTCATAGATTACGAGGGGATGTACTGCAATGAGGCACTGAAGGCGATTGCCGAAAAAGTGGGCGGCAAGGCCGAATGGTGGGTCGAGGGACAGACGGTGAACGTCTGCCGCTGCGAGCACGGGGAAAGCATCACGCTGGGTTACGGCGGTGGGCTGGTTTCCCTGGAACGCGTCACGGGCAGCACGGCCGGGTTCTACACCCGCCTGTTCCCGATAGGCTCCTCGCGCAACATCGACCCGGAAAAGTACGGCAGCAGCCGCCTGATGCTTCCGGGCGGGAAGAAGTTTGTCGAGGTGGGCGTTGACGAGTACGGCATATTCGACCGCTACGAACGCGATGCCTTCAGCGGTATCTATCCCAGGCGTGTGGGTACGGTAAGCGGCGTGCGCAGCAAGGAGGTGAAGGACAAGGACGGTGAACCCTACACGGTATATTATTTCAGTGACGCTTCCCTGGATTTCGACCCGAACAGTTATGAACTTCCCGGAGCGGTCAAGCGCGTATCGTTCCAGGACGGTGAGCTTGCAGGGCTCGGCAAGGATGACGGACACTATTTCGATGTCAATTTCGACAGCGACACCCGTGAGTTCGAGATTGTGACCATCTGGCCTTATGATGACGGCATGCAGCTTCCGGGTGACACGCTTGTCCCGAAGGTGGGCGACCGTTATATAATCTGGAATATCCGCATGCCCGACGAGTATTACCCGTCGGCCGAAAAGGAGTTCAGCGATGCCGTAGACAAGTACAACCGGGAACACTGGCAGGACATCGGCGTCTACAAGGCCCCGACTGACCATGTATGGGTTGAGGAGCACGGTGCGGACCTGTTCATCGGACGGCGTGTAAGGCTGGAGAGCCGGAAGTATTTTCCGGATACCGGCTACCGTGACAGCCGTATCACGAAGATTACCCGGAATGTGAACCTGCCCTCGAAGATGGACCTGGAGATAAGCGACGCCCTGAGTTCCGGAACGCTCGAACAGATACGGGACGGCATAACCGGGGTGCAGAACTATATCCGTGATGTCGCATCGTCCCTTCCCGATATAATCAGGACCGGCGACCGTACCCTTCCGACGGACAACAACCTGTATTCTGCACGCCGCTGTCTGTATGACTTCTTTTCCCGGTTATATCCGGACACGGCATACGGTACGAAAACCTTCATGGACCCGGTAAGGTTCGGCGAATTCGTAGACAGTATGATTGCCGGCAAGGGTGCAGGGATATTTCCTGATGGCCGGGCACAGGTAGAACGGTTGGAAGTCCGCGGTTCACTATCAGTGCTTGACCTTATTATCAATCAGATTCAAGGAATGGAGTCTGACTACTCCTTTACCGAGATTGGTAAGATAAAATCCGTGGAGGATTTGGGAGAAAATACCTACCGTCTGAGCATCGAGAAACGCACAGACTTCGACTTCATGAAGTTCCAGGACAACGATGTCTGCTTCTCCATCATTAACACACTGCTTACAGGTGGTTCCGAGTATTACACCAGTTGGATGCGTATTCTTACCACCAATGCGCAGGAGAACAGCATAACGGTCGTGCTCTATCCGGACAGCGAAGTGCCTGGAGGCACGAACTATCCGCCGTTGGCCGGTTACAACGTAACCCGCAGGGGTAACAGTACGCTGCCTGAAGCAGGTGGCTTCAACGAACGGGCGCAGTCGTGGATGATTTCTTCGCGTGAGGGGCGCATCATGTTTTTGGCTAACGTGTTTAAGCCAATACTGGAGGATTACAACTACTCAATCAGTATCGGCAGATTTCCCCGTACCAAGGCACTTGAAAAGCTGCCGATTTCCGAGAATGAGACAGGCGTCATGGCACAGACGGTCATTGCCGAGAAATTCTATCAGTTCGATTATAACGGTGATGTCATTCCCAGCAAGGTAGACCGGGGTATCTGGTCGCTGGAAACGGCCCAGAGCGGCGCTCCTTACCGGTTTGTACAGCACGAACTGGCAAAGCCTTCCGGCAGCGAATATACCCTGCTGGAACAGCATACGGTCTACCACCTTGGCTGCAAGTGGGGCTGTCTGAAGGACAAGACAACCGACGAACCGAAATGGAACTCCCCGTCATGGGGACTCCTTGAGGGCGACAGCAGGTATTCGCTTCAGCTCTCCCTTTCAGGTGGGGAGGCATTCGTCATAGGCGGTGTGGATACGGTAATGTCCGGACGTATATATTTCGGAACTACGGATATAACGGATGATGTGATGGCGGACGGTGCCACCGAAGTGGAGTGGTTCCGTGACAGCGGAAATGTACCGGCAGATAACCTCTGGACGCCTGAGTACGTGGATGGCAACAGGCTTGCCATCC